TAATCCTAAACCCGGTATAGCCGCACCTAATAAACCACCAGCTAGTCCAGCAACACTGCCAAAAAAACCACCTCTCTTCTGTCTTCTAGCTTCTCTTTTTTGTTGCTTTTCTAATCTTTTAATATCGGACTGTCTTTTTACAGCTCTAGCAAGCCTTGTACCACCAGCACTACTAGTTAAACCACCAGTCTGCATCATGTTAAATAAATTATTTGGATTGTTCATGGTAAAAGTCCTTTGAATTTAATAATAAATATGTTATAACGCACATAATATTGTTACCCGGCACTAATTTTTAAAGTTCCAGAATCATTCCATAATTGACCAGCATTACTTGGATCGCTTGTTGGTAACGCTGTAAATTTTATTATAACACATTCAGAGCTTAATGTATTAGTTCCTGAATCAACCTTTAAAGCATTTTGAATCGTATCGGATTCTACTCTAAAATCAATTCCAGCCTCGCCTTGGTTATTAATAATTACTCCTTCTGAGTTGACACCTAATGAAACATTACCATTAGCGTTACCATGTGCTGATCTAAAATTAATTGTATTAGTACCAAATTGAATATTTGTCCCTGTATTACCAGTATGTTCAACAATTTGAGTTGCAGACAATGTTCCATTTATATCAAAATCACCATCTAAATCAATACTACCATTTACGTCTAATACTCCCTCTATTCTTAAATTATTACCAACTGTAAGATCTGATCCTACATTTAAATTTTTATTTACAGTATAGCTATTATCTGTATCCATAAAAGAAACCCATAACCTACCTTGTTCTTTTCTATATCTTTCTAGTCTATTAGACTTAGATATGTATATAACTTCCTGCCCTTCTCTAAGTGAATTAACAGATGGCTGTGATTTTACTACCTGTATCTTATCTTGTTTAGAATTTTGCGTTCTTCTTGCTTCTCTAATCATCAATCAAGTTTTCTATATAGTTCTCTATATTCAATACTAATATCATTTATTTCTACCTTAGCAGATGTAGAAGAAGTATTCATTCTTATAGAGATCTTATTACATATTACAGGAGACTGAACAATTAATTTAACAGTGTTATAATTAGATGCATTAGCAGGGATAGTATTTAGTAAATCAGTACTATTTCCATCATCTTTTACTAAGCTAAAAGTATCTGTTATATCAGCAGAAGATTTATATGTAAGATAAACGGCATATACTTTTTTAGCCCTAGCTGAACTACCAAAATCAAAATCTTTTGTTTGAAATATTACATTTGTTTGTGCTTGAAAATCTCTATGTAATTTATAAAACCTAGTAGAAGAGCCAGCATCAGTTCCTACTAAAGCATTAGTACTATCTGAAAAATTAGTATGTACTACATTCGTAATGCCATCATGTGTAAAGTCTTTTAAAAATGTAAAGTTACCTTTCTTTAAATCACATACATAAGCATCACCATCACTAGCACAATTTTTAATTACATATACTAAGCTAGTAGCTTCATCGTATATTATCATAGAGTTTACTGTTACAAAACTATACCAAGTGTCATCGTCTATTTTATTTTCAGATAGATCTCTTATCTGTGAGCCATCATAAAAATACAATCCTTGTTTATTTACCCATATTATACCATACTGAGTCTTAGCAACTGCACCATGAAACTCTACCCCCATATAATTCTTACTATCTTCTAAGAACCAATTAGTATCACTGGGACTAGATATATTTATAATATCCAAACTATACTGCTTATATGCCAGTATTCTGTCTGCAAATGATTCTATAGCTGTATAATAATCAGCATCTCCCTTAGCCGCTTCTATAAAATTAAATGATGGAAAAGTGTCAAATCTATTTGGCATAGAATACATAATCCTATCAGGATAATTCTTAACAGGTGCTGTAGCTTTAGTGTTGCCAGAATTTTCATCTTTCATTGTAACATTACATATAAATGCTCTATTATTAGCTACAGTAGAATCTTTCCAAAATTCACCTTGATCACCTAATGCATTACTAAATATACTAGAAGAATAACCATTAATAGTTTCATAAGTAATAAAATTTAAATCTTTTATAATAAGATTATCTGAGGCACTAGTTGTAGGACTACTATAATTAGAACTACCACCATCTCTAAATGTAATATATTCATCAGATAAATTAGTTCTACATCCTTTTGTAAGATTAATATCTACAAGTAATAAATATTCAGAATCAGAATCTTTTTCTTTTATATATATTCTACCACCAGATATCCTAGGATCATAAGGAGACTTAGCTCCTACATTTACAGAGAATACTTTAAAATCATCAGCATCAGCTACATTAACAGTAGTAGAGTATTCAGTTAATAAACTTTCTTGATTATCATCATAGATAAAACTTTGTGCAAATACATAATCCCCAGACCTAATTAATCCTTCTTCACTGGTGTCTGTAGATATGTTGAAATTAAATCCACCACCAGCAGAAGGAAATGAAGATACAGCAGGTGTAGTTCCTCCATCAACACAAGTTCCATTGGTTGGTTTTGCTAAATCATTATCTTTTGCAAAATATCCTAAATAAGAATTATCATCAGTTGTTGATCCAGCTAGAGCTGTTAATAACTGAAAATGCCTTCTATTTATCCAGCCATACCATTGTACTTTGCTATTATTCTTGTCAGTAGTGTCAAAACATCTAATTGAGTCATCTATTTTATGATATAATACTTTAGAGTTTAATCCAGTAGCAGATGATCTAAGTGTAATACTATCTTCTTGCCAATTAGTACCTGCTGTATTTGTAGAATACACATCTATTTTGTGCTCATCAGGATGTGCAAGTAACAACACTTTATCACCAGTACTGAAACCCACTACGGTAGCCGCCCAATATATCTGCCCTGTCTCAACAGATATTTTAATTGTTCTATCTAAAATAATATTATTACCACTATGACCTACAACAGTATATATTCCTTGACCATTTGCATCTATTGAGTTAGCTGGAAAAGATGGTGCAGTAATAAGAATCCTAGTACCTACAGGATATGATGTAGTTAAATTAACAGCAGACCCATTAACTTTCATTTCAAGTGCGTTTGTTCCTGTATTTTGCTGAAATCCATCTTCACTACCACCTGTATTATCAGCAGTAGTTACTTCTTGAGTAACACCATCACGAACAAAATCTGTCTCAAAATATCCTAGTCCGTAACCAGCTTCTATATGGTCTATATGTGATGTATCATAAGCAGATAATAAATTATTAGTACTATCCTTCATGTTAAATGCACCACCAATCGCACCTTGCTTAGTAAAGGTTAGATTAGATACATCTGCAACTTCATTATCTGATATGTCGGCAGGGTCTTTTAGATTATTCAGTCCCCCTGAAAAATCTTTTATTTGATATAATCGTTTTGGCACTGATTATTTTTTAATCAATCCTTCTATAATATCAGTAACAAGATCAACACATTTCTCAAAGAATATCTGTTCTTTCTCTTCACTAACAAAAGGGATATCAATTTTTTTATTTATTTTAGTAGCAAGCTTTTCTTTAAAGTCATCAGACTGCACATGCTCAACCATACCATCTGCATACTTCTCTACAATTTGATCTTTAGCCTTATCTATAATTTCTGCTAATATTAGTTTACTCATTTTCTTTTCTCCTTTAGTATTTCTTTTATTTCTGCAATGTCTTCCATCATTACATCTAATTTATATTCTATTAATTCTTTATCTGCCTTTTTATCTAACTGGGCTTTTAATGCATTTATATCATACTTCATAAAGCCAAATGCTAGTGTCACCGCACATATCATTGTAAGTATTGTAATAATATTTTCAACAGATATGTTTGTATTTAGCTTCATGCTTTCCTGACTTTTCTAGCTACCTTTTTACTATACTTAGCTTTTTGCTTACCCTTGGCAGAAGCTTGTCTTTTCTTCCTATTAGTAGCCGCACGCTCTGAGGCACTGAGACTTTTCCTAACTGATTCAGGTAAATAACGACCTCTCTTAGCTCTTGGCTTTTTTTCATCTCCCTTGCTGACATAATCCCATTTCTGTTTTGACCATTTAGATAATCTATTACTAGATGATTTAGCACCTTTGTACCCACCACCTCTTTTTTTATAACGTTTTGTGGCAATTTGAGCCTTACGAGCAGACCACTGCCCGGGTCTTCCTCCAGCACTGCCAGACTTTACAGAAGCTACAATGCTCTTCCACATTTTTTCGTTAGTCTTTTTAGCTGTTTTAGACATTACTTTTTCTTATGTTTCATTTGAACCTTAAATGATGCCATTAAACTAGCACCTTTATGTGGTTTATAACCACCTTTAGGATTCTTCATTAACTTATAACTAGTACCAGATTTCATCCAGTGATAGCCTGTTGGTGCTTTTATTTTCTTATTCATTTAACTACCTTTCTTCCATTTCATA